GATTCTACATTCGAGATTATACCAACATGGCAGAACAAACTGCAAGCAATAATGTATGAGGACTCCATTTATACCAGAACCTCTCATTATTCCTATGAAATCAAAAATAATATGTTGAGGCTTTATCCTTCACCAGATCAGTTTGCTTTTTCAGATACAGCCTTAGATCGTATTTGGGTAAACTTTTATGTTGACCAAGGTGATGCATGGGAGGAAAATGAGGATGTCGCAGATGGTGTCAAAGGTATTAATAACTTTAATACAATTCCATTCGATAACTTGCCGTATGCAAATATCAACTCTATCGGTAAGCAATGGATTCGTAAGTATGCTCTTGCACTTTGTAAAGAGATGCTTGGACAGATTCGCGGTAAGTTTACGACAGTTCCTATTCCGGGTGAGAGTGTAACACTAAACTATTCTGAACTACTGGCTCAAGCAAAAGACGAGCAAGATCAGTTAAAGAATAGCCTAAACGAAACACTACAGAGAATGAGATATATCGATCTCTCCAAGAATGATGCAGAAATTTCGGAGGCTGCTGCAAATGCTCTCAAACAATCTCCGCTACCAATATTCGTGGGGTAACTAAATGGCTGATAACGAATGGGAAAGACCAGCATCGCCGCCACCTCCCTTATTCTTGGGAGAGAAGGAGCGCAATCTCGTCAAGCAAGTCAATGATGAACTTATCGAAAAGGTCATCGGCCAGCAGTTATTATATTATCCCATCGACTTGGAGACAACCAACTTTCATCCATTATACGGAGAGGCAATAGAAAAAACTTTCTTGCCTCCTGTCCGTGTGTATGCTTTGGTTGAGAACACAGATTTCAGTACAGCATATATGGAAGGTGCTGGTGTAGATAAGAACTGGGAAATAACAGTTCATTTTCACAAGCGTCGTTTAGAAGAAGACCAAGATAACTTTGTAAGAGAAGGTGATTTTGTTCTTTACAATGATAACTATTATGAGATAATGAAACTCACACAGTCTCGCTTGTTGTTCGGGCAAGCACAACGAGAGTTTGAGATCTCTGCTTTATGCAAGAGAGCACGCAAGGGGATGTTTGATGCTACCTAAAGATTTTGATTTTGCTATGATTCCACCCGGCACTGAACTCAAACTATCTGAGATTGGTATGTTGGCTTCTACCATAGAAACCATCGATTATGCCATCACAGAATGGCTTACAGACGATCTAAAACTATCAGCGACGACCAATGAGGGCTGGAAAAAAGTTCCTGTATTATGGGTATCTCCAGAGCGAGCATTCCAAGTAAAAAACAATAAAGACTTGCGGGATGATAAGGGTGCTCTCAATCTTCCTTTGATTAGTATTGAGAGAACTACTATATCAAAAGACCCAGACAGAAAAGGATCTTATCAAGCACACACTTATTCTGAGGATAAGAATGGAAGAACAGGCCGCATGGTATTGGCTAAAAGAATAGTTCAGGATAAGACTCGCAACTTTGCTGTTGTAGGTAATACCAGAAGAGCAAACTATGTTGACACATCAGGAACTCCTCAAAAGTATGCTCCAAGAGTGAATAAACGAATAGTAGTGCAAACCCTGACTATTCCTATTCCTGTTTATGTTAATATAGAATATAAAATTTCTTTGAAAACGGAATACCAGCAACAAATGAATCAGTTGGTTACCCCTTTTATTGCGAGAACGGGACAGATAAATTCTTTTGTTATGAACCACAACGGTCACAAATATGAAGCTTTTATCGACCAGTCATTTGCTCAAAGCAATAATATCGGCAACTTAGGCGAAGATAGCCGTATGTTTATGACCGATATTACAATCAGAGTATTGGGTTATTTGATTGGCGAAGGTGAGAATGATGATCGCCCTATTGTGAGAGTCGATGAGAATATTGTTGAGATAACATATCCAATGGAAGGCATTGTGAAAGAAGACGACGAAGGTTTTTTCCAAATCACTTCCTGAAGAAAAAGTAAAAACACCTTTTCGTTTCCTGACTTACTATTTATCTGTGATTAACCAATTTTATCTAACAAGATAAAAAGTAAAAAGGAGTTTTTTAAATGCCAGTTAAAGATTTCAAGTTTGTGTCTCCCGGTGTCTTCATCCAAGAGATTGACAATTCGTTCCGCCCAGCAGGTTCTACTGCTATTGGCCCCGTTGTTGTAGGTCGTTCTACCAGAGGCTTGGCGATGCAGCCAGTTACCGTTCAGTCCTACTCTGAGTTTGTAGAGATGTTCGGCGATACAGTACCCGGAAATGGCGGTGGTGATATCTACCGCGATGGTAACTACCAGTCCCCAATGTACGGCACCTATGCTGCCAAGGCTTTCCTAGCAGCAAATGTTGCTCCACTAACATATGTTCGTCTTCTCGGACAGCAGACATCTGCTGGTTCTTCCGGTACTGGTGTTTCTGCTGCTGGATGGAGAACAGATAAAGTTGCTCTCACAAATGGCGCAAATGCTGGCGGTGCTTATGGTCTTTTCATTGCTCCTTCTGCTTCTAACGGAGAATACACTGGATCTTATGCGATGCAGTTGGCTGCTGTTATTTATGTCCAGAGTGGTTCCGTCCAGCTTTCCGGTAACCTTGCTGGTGCTGCTGCTGAACCAGTAAAAGCTTCTTCTACCTTGGTTGACAGCGATTCCAATGGTAACTTTAAGTTGGCTATCAATGGTGCTACCAACGGAGAGAAAGTAATAACTGTTAGCATGTACGAAGACTCCACTGTTTATATCCGTGATCAGCTAAACACCAACCCACAGTTGGCTTCTACTGCTGGTGCTTTCTACCCTGCTTCTTCTTACGAGGACTACTGGCTCGGTGAGACTTTCGAGCAGGAAATGCGCGATGCAAACTCTCTTACTGGCAGCTTGGTTGGTATGATTGTTGGTTTGGCTTCTGGTTCCGCTTCCGAAACCGGGCCCGCTAACATGAAGGGAGTTGCTTCCACTGAGGCTGTAACTGGTTGGTTTATCGGTCAGGATCTTGGTGATGCTGCTTCTTATGACCCTGCCGCAGCCAAGAAACTATTCCGTCTAGTCGGTCGTGGTCACGGTGAATGGCTACATAAGAATACCAAGGTTTCTATCGAAGATATTCGCCAGTCAAACACTACAACCAGTCAGTATGGTACTTTCGCAGTTGTTATCCGCGACATTTCCGATGCTGATACCAACCCACAGGTACTTGAGCGTTTCGATAACCTAAATCTCAACCCTTCTTCTCCAAACTACATCGCTAAAGTTATTGGTGATAAGTTTACTTCTTGGGATTCTGTCAACAAGGAACTCAAGACTTACGGAGATTATGACAACCAGTCTAGATATATCCGTGTCGAGATGAACGAAGATGTTGATGCTGGTGCTACCGAGCCTACTCTACTACCATTCGGCTTCTACGGCCCACCAAAGATGACCAATGTTGTTGCCTTTGAGACTAGTGGCTCTTCTGCTGACCTAGACAACCGTTATGTTACTTTGGGTACTGGTCTTCCCGGCTATACCGATACAAGCGGTCTAGATCTAGATATATCTTCCTCTTATGGAAAGGCAGTCACCGCTTCTCTAAGCTTCCCATCTGTCCGCCTCAAGTCCAGTGCTACCGATGGCGGTGTTTCATTGGCGATTAATGGATATCTTGGTGTCGATACAGGTCGCAACACCAGTTCTCCAGTCCCACAGGCAGGCATCTTTGATGCACATCGCCTATGGAACACCAGCATGGTCGGCACAAATGGTGCTGCTGGAGAGCCTGCTTCTGATAATGCGATGGATAACTACTCTTATATCTTCACTATGGACAATGTTGTTTATTCCGGTGTCAACAACTATGTGTACACCAGCGGATCTCGTACCGCAGGAACTAGTTTGACCGCTACAAGCGGAACTGCTGGTCTATTGGATGCAAACATCAACAAGTTCACCGCACCATTCTGGGGTGGTTTCGACGGCTTCGATATCACAAAGCCAGATCCAATGTACAATAGCGGAATGGATGATTCTTCGACAGAAGATAATAACTACATCTATCACACATATCGTCGTGCTCTAGATACCGTAGCTGATCCAGACTTCATTAACATGAACCTCTTGGCTGTTCCCGGTCTAACCCAGAACTCTCTAACCGAGCGTATGGTTCGTATGTGTGAAGAAAGATCTGATGCTCTAGCTCTAATGGATCTTCCAAATGTATATATCCCAACTCATGAGGATTACAGAGCAAAGAGCGCACGAGTCGCGACCACACCAACACAGGCTGCTAATGCTCTTAAGCTACGCCGTCTAGACTCTTCTTATGGAACTACT